CATGATGTGGGCTTGAAAGTGGACAGCAACAGTTGCACAACAATCACCACCAACCATCCGCAGGATCTAATCCAGGCCATTGCACCACAATCTGTAAAACCCTGCGGATGTGAACAAGAATGTGATTGCCAAGCATCCTCAGACTATGCTCTCATGGAGCAACAAGCTGAATATGATTATGGTCATGAAGATGCCACAGATGAACAAATTGAATTTGATATCAAGGACTACAACTTCAACGGCCGAGCTGATCTACCAGAACGGTTGAGCAGTGCAAGATATGGAAGCAATCCTTTGCGCAGTGAGATGCGTGAAGGCAAAAGCTATGAAAATCTACGCAGCATGTATGAACAATTTCTGCTGGAAAGTGAAAACGATGCAGGCCAACTGAGTCCTCTAACAGCAGATAACCGCAATGAATTTTTACATGATCCACTGGCTGGTGAAGATGCTGTAACAGATGGCAGCAGAAGTCCACTGAGCAGAATAGAAAGACAAAAACTACCGGACTGAAAAAGTGATTATCAGAACTCAACAAATAGTAACACTGAACATCATTTATTATATGCCAGATTATCATAATCTGCTACAAGAGTTTATCTGGACATGTGATGATTGGGTGCCTGAACTTCAGCGCACCCATAAATTTCTCTGGCATTGGAAACACAATGTGGATGCAGTGATCAAGGAAATTGTGCTGGGAATAAATCATCGCAGTTTTAACAGCTACACAAATGTAGATCAAATTTTGAATTTAAACTGAACATGGCAAAAAATCCATTACTGGCGCAGGAGGTGAATCTAGTCAAAGCACCTCATCAAAAAATTGCATTGACCAAAGAGCAACAAGCTGAATTTATCAGATGTGCAATAGATCCTGTTTATTTTGCCAACAATTATGTGTATGTGCAACATCCCACACAGGGCAAGGTGCCATTCAAGCTGTTTGATTATCAGACACAGATGATCAGCACCTACAACAATCACAGACAAGTGATTGCTATGTGCAGCCGTCAATTGGGAAAAACTGCCACCAGTGCTGCATATATTTTGTGGTTCAGCATTTTTCAAGAAACTGTGAATGTGTTGATTGCTGCCAACAAGTTTAGATCAGCAACAGAAATCATGGACAGAATAAGATTTGCCTATGAAGAATTACCAGACTGGTTGCGCCCGGGTGTTACCACCTACAACGTGCAAAAGATTGTTTTTGACAATAGCAGCAAAATAGAAAGCACCACCACAACACCTGACAGCGGACGTGGCAAAAGTATCAGTCTCTTGTATTGTTTGGCCGGAGAAACCGAAGTAACCGTACGAAACAAGCATACTGGCGAGATTGAAACACTCGCTTTGAAAGAACTGCATAACAGAACTTCGAAAAAACCGTGAGATAACGTGGCTTTCGTCATAAATAAATGATGACAAAGCTTGAGCAATTTAAAATACGCAACCGCAAACGTAATAGGCATTTGTATACAGCGGAATCAATTGAAGGAATTGATTTTGTAATATGCCCTGTTAGCGGAGAGCGCCTTAGTATGATAAGAAATGATTATATTTCAAAGATATTAGGCATTGATCCAAATGTCTATTGGAAACAGTACGAACATATGCAACGCTGTTCTCAAAAAAGGAAAATCAACATCAAAACAGGACTGTCAGTAGTTGATGATGCCACAGGTTTGACCAAACATGAGCTCGGTATCAAAAAATCGCAGGTTACAAAAAGTATTCCGGATTCCCAAGGGCAAACTATACACCAAAAAATTGGGCAAAGAACACGAGCTACACATATGTCAAACATTGACCAGTTTGGTCGAAATGGCTATAGTCAAAGTGCAGTCAGAAACATTATCAAGGGTAATCAAACAAAAGCCGAAAGAGGTCTTATCTTATATCCACATGAAAGAAGTCTATATTATAGATATAAAACTGTCGTCTTGTATCTCACAACCAAAAATAGACCTCAATTGCTGGAAAACACTGACATCAAATTGGGACTAGCAGGAGAACCAAACGCTTATCATATTGATCACAAATACAGCATTTATTCAGGGTGGAAAAACAAAGTGTCACCTTTGATTATCGCTAGTATTGAAAATCTGCAACTGCTGCCATGGAAAGAAAATATCAGTAAACATACTAGATCGAGCATCGACCTGGATCAATTGCTAAGTATGTGTAAGACCAACTTAGCAGATAACAAAGAGCAATTTGATAAAATCATGCAAATTCTTATACAAGATAGTCAAGATGAGGTTCCTCCAACCGGAGCGTTTGTGCTAGAGAGATATTATGCAACAACATTACTTTGAAAATAGCGATTATGAGATACTGACTCCGTTTGGGTGGGAAGATTTTGAAGGCATCATCTGCAACGAAGATGCCAACAAAGATTCCCGAGTTCTTGTTTTGCAAAACGGGTTATCTATTACTGCTACAAATGATCATAGATTTTATACCAAGAACGGCGAAACAAAGGCAAGTGAACTTGCAATAGGTGATTGGTTAGATACCGAACACGGATTTGTTGAAATTGTTTCAATTGATGAGATTGTCTTGCAACACACCTATGACATCTTCAATAGCACAAATCATATTATATATGCCAATAAAATTAAGAGTCATCAATGTGACGAGTTGGCCTTCGTAAAATCCAGAATAGCAGAAGAATTTTGGACAGCCATCAGCCCCACACTGGCCACTGGTGGTAAATGCATCATCACCAGCACGCCCAATGGTGATGAAGATACCTTTGCACAAATTTGGTATGGCGCCAACAGAATCCAGGATGAATATGGAAATGACGATCCAGATGGTGTGGGTGCAAATGGTTTCAAGGCATTCATGGCAACTTGGGATCAGCATCCTGACAGAGACGAAGAATGGGCCAAGAAAGAACGTGCCAAGATTGGTTATGAAAAATTTGCCAGAGAATACGAGCTCAAATTCCTCACAGCTGATACAACACTCATTGACAGCAGGGTATTGAGCAGTCTGGTTAGCAAAGAAAGCACCTTCAAAACTGGTGAAATAAAATGGTGGATGAAACCACAAGCCAACGGTATATATTGTGTGAGTTTGGACCCCAGTGCAGGTGTGGGCAGAGATTTTGGTGCAATCCAAGTATGGAAATTGCCTGAAATGCAACAGGTGGCAGAATGGATGCACAACAGAAGCAGTGTTGCCATGCAATTGAAAACCCTGATTCAAATTTTGCAATTTTTGGATAGAGAGATCAGGAAATTGCCTGACCAATTGGGAGAACCAGATCTCTACTGGACTTTTGAAAACAACAGTTATGGACAAAGTGTAATTGAATTGCTCAACGAAGTGAGCCTGGATAACATTCCTGGTCAGCTCATGAGCGAGCCTGGTCAATCTCAACAGCGCATGCGCAGAGGATTCAACACCAATGTCAAAACCAAAAGCCAGGCCATAACCAAATTCAAAAGCCTCATCGAGAGCAACAGAATGCAGATCTACAGCAAACCACTGGTGAGTCAGCTGAAAAACTTTGTGAGCAAAGGGGATAGTTTTGCTGCCAAAAGTGGTGAAAACGATGATTTGGTGAGTGCCACACTGTTGATTGTGCGCATGAGTCAAATGATTGGCAAATGGGATGACAGAACAGCAGCCACTCTCATGGACAACAGTTTGTTGGAAATAGATGGATTGCAAGAACCCATGCCCATTGCTGTAAGCATTTGGTAATAAATACAGCAAGTAAATTGGGCACATGATATGACTGAACAACAAGATCCAGAAAATGCTGCCATGGCGCAAATGATTTTCACCATTCTCAGTGGTAAGAATCACAAAGTGATCATGTATGATCCCTCTGGCAAGAGAGTTTTTGACCCTTCACAAGCCAACAGATTGTTTTGCACAGACCTCAACATGATGGTGCAGTTGGGCTACACCAAAGGCAGCAGTCAAAAACCCAGTGTGACTTTTCACACAAGTGCTACAACCCCCTTGCGAGATGTGGAAGAAATTCGCAACACCTTGCGTCAGCACAACAGCTTTGATCACAGTTTCAATCTCATGCCATATGGTAAAAATCTCGAACCCAAGAATTTCAAAAACATGAACAAAACAGAAGTAACAGAAAGTGCCTGGACAGGCAGCACAAGAACCAGCAGATGGAAAACAGGTGTCACAGAAGTGGTGATCCGACACAACCAACGTCTGGAAGACAGTGAGAACCCTCGCCGCTGGACACGCATTGCTGACATCTTCATCCATGGTGCAGATGGCAGCAGATACAAGTTCCCCTACCGTCACATCCTGGGAGCCAAGGCCATGGCGCAACACTTGGACCAACAAGGCGCCCCTTGGGATGAAACTGGCAACATACTTCAGGATATCCTGGATCTCACCATGCAGGTTCGCAAGCTCAAGAGATGGGCTGTGAACAATCAACCCAACTGCTTGGATGCCATTCACAATCTGCAAAGAGACATCAAACACATACTCCACAAGATCAGTCAACCCAACAGTTATGCACAAGCTGTGGACCAGGCCAAACAGATGCACCCCACCTGGCAACAAGTGCCTGTGAGCATAGATATCACATGGCCACAAGGCATGGACAAGGCTGTCTCCATGCTGCACAGTTATCTGCCACATGAACATCAGCCCACTGCCATGGATCACATGGACTACCTAGAACCCGAGGAACACAATATGGATCAAATGGATCAGGACGATCAGGCCTTTCCTGAAGCAAGAGAGCTCAACGAGTGGTTTGGGCAATTTGACGTAAGCAAAATATTTGAACAACAACCCAGTGAGCTGGAAAAGACTATTGCAGTTAACCAAGAGGAGCATGGCAAGGAAGATCCTCGTCAAGTGTATCAGGATGTCAAAGATGATGTGATGGGTCTCACCAACACTTTTGAGAAGGATCCTCAGGCAGCCTTGGATCAGATTACAAAAACACTGGAAAAACTCAAAAAACTCAAAATGTGATATTGGCCAGTGTCGTGTATATCCTGGCACATGGATCCATGTGCCAGGATTGAGGGTGGAAAAATGCGTGGGTGCAATCAAAAATATTGATTGCACTATTGATTATTCTTGAAATTTTGTCTAACATATTAATGTTACTGATGCAAAGCAGCAATGTTTGTGCAATAGTATCGTAACCTTATAGGCACAATAGAAAGGACAGTATGTCATGGCACTTAATTTAGCACAGATTAGAGAAAAGCTACTCGCACAACAAGCACAAAAAGACAAGCCCCGCACAGGTGGTGGAGATAATGCAAATTATCCGTTTTGGGCCAATCCAGATGGTTCCACAGCCACACTGCGTTTCCTACCAGACGGAGATTCCAGCAATGACTTCTTCTGGGTAGAACGACTGATTATCAAACTCCCATTCTCAGGTATCAAAGGTGACAGCAGCAGCCGTCCCACAGACGTGCAAGTTCCTTGCATGGACATGTGGAAACCAGGCAGTTGCCCCGTCAATGCCGAAATCCGCCCCTGGTGGAAAGGTGGCAAGGACATGGAAGATCTTGCTCGCAAGTATTGGCGTAAAAAGAGCTTTTTGTTCCAGGGATTTGTTGTTCAGAACCCCAACCCAGAAGATGCTGCAAATGTTCCTGAAAACCCCATCCGCCGTTTTGTGATCAATCCCAGCGTGTTTGATCGCATCAAGACTGTGTTCATGGATCAGGAAGTGGAAAACAGCCCAGTGGGTTATGAAGATGGTTTGGATTTCCGTCTGGTCAAGGGCACCAAGGGGCAGTATGCTGATTATGGCAGCAGCTCATGGGCTCGTAGGGAACGTGCTCTCAGCACGGAAGAACTTCAGGCCATTGACAAGTTTGGGTTGTTCCACCTCAGCAACTATCTACCCAAGAAACCAGATGAAGATCATCTACAAGCAATCATTGACATGTTCCATGACAGCGTGGATGAAAAACCATATGATCCTACCAAGTATTCGCAATACTACAGGCCCTATGGTCTTAAAACTGATGAAACAAATGACCAGGTCATGGACACTGTGAAAACCAGTGTACAAGTGCCCCGCAATGTAAAAATCACAGCACCTGTGGCAACCACCACCGATGATGTGCCATTTGATGTGGACACCAAGGCTGCTGCCACCCCAGCAGCTTCTGAGGAAGCTCCCAAGAAGCTTACCAGTCCAGAAGACATCCTGGCTGCAATTCGCAAGCGCAACCAGGCCAAGGGATAACTAAAATTATCCTGGGAGGGCTCTTGACGGGCCCTCCCTTTCTGTCTATATATACATATGATCAATAACAAGGACAGCCATGACAGTCAAAACATTAGATTTAACCAAATTTAGAAAAGATATTACCAAAAATATTCCTGGCTTGAGCGTGGGCTTTAGAGATCCCAAGGTGTGGATCAGCACAGGCAACTATGCACTCAATTATGCCATTAGCGGCAGGTTCAGAGATGGCGGCATCCCCTTGGGCAAAGTTGCTGTTTTGGCTGGAGAAAGTGGCTGTTTACCATCTATCGCCAAGGTGCGGGCTAGGATAAAAAAGAGATAATTTTTTATCCAGATTGATCGCATAACATAAATACTTTTGAAAAAGAGAGATATGGTATGCGATCAATTTTTGATAGAAAATACTTCAAAGAAGCAGGAATCAATCAATCAATGTTCAATAGTCAACAAATAGAAGAGATTGAACAAATAGCAACAGAGTCATACCCTATGAGTGCTGGTAAAGTCGATCAGTTGATAACTGTAATCAAAAACCAGCCTAACTCAATTTATAAATCATGGATCAGATATCAAGAGCTATCTACTAGCAATGTGGATGTAAAACTAAAAAGCAGCCTTGTATATATCTATGGTGATAAGATTGGCGAATGCATCCACCATAATAGGGGGATGTTTCTGTCAAGTAAAAAGAGAAAAGCAAGCAGCTACGAAGAGGGGTATGTTAACTCACTAGAATTACTCCAGGAGAGAAACATCACCTGGGACAAGTTAACATGTCTACAACAAGACAGAATCTGTGCACTGCTAAAATATGTTGATCGTAACAAACACCATTATTTGCGATATACAGCATCCTGGTTCATTATACAAAATCTCACAAACTATGTGGGGAGATATAAAAGAATTAAATCAGCCGGGCAAACAAGTCTCTATTCATATGTGCTCAGATATGGTGCACGTTTGGGGAAAGAGTTATATGATACAGCATGCGGAAAGAAGACAGCTCACTTCACAAACACACTAGGCTATTGGACTGATAAGGGGCTAAGCCTTCAAGGGGCTGAACATCAAGTGCGTCTTGTTCAAAAGGGTAGAAACCAACGTGCACTTGAGTTGCTCACTGGGACGAGCGAATATTCTGTAAGAAGCTTGGCTTATTGGTTGAAGAGAGGTTATACACAAACCCAGGCAGAAACCGAGGTGCGTAGAGTGCAATCCCATAATAAAACACCAGAAAGTATCGCACAATGGCTAAAAACTTTAGCAAACAAAAGTTCTGAAGAGAAGGCACTCATAAATTTGAAGCGCAGCCACACCATAGATGGTATTATGGCAAGAGGATATGATGAAGAACAAGCAACATCTATGAGTATAGCCTACTTCTCTAAAAGGAAAAATCATAGTCTGATAAGCCAGAAGATGTTTGATATGATCAAGGATCGCATAGGCGAATCTGGATTATATTATAAATCACTCAATTATGAACGCCAGTTAAGTAGATTTTGTGTGGATTTTTTTGATGCGAGTAGTAGTGTAGTAATAGAGTTTTTAGGTGATTATTGGCATGCCAACCCTTGCAAATATAAGGCATCAGATAAAATATATGATAAGTCAGTTAGTTTGGTTTGGCTTGATGACAAAAGACGGATACATGCTATAAACTCACATAAGGACGTATCTCACGTCTACATAATTTGGGAAAGTGAATTCAGAGACAACCCTGCCGATACAGTTGCATACGCAGTAGAATGTATAAATCAACACAGGAAAGAAAGATTAAATGACAGAACAGATTGAAGAAAAAGAAATCACTGTTGGATGATATTGAGCTGGACACTCCTGATGGATATCAACCAGTAACAAATTGGTTTGATAAAGGCCCCCTTCCTATAGTTGAAGTCAGGCTTGACAATGGGGCAGTCACTCGTTGTGCAGCAAGCCATCTTGTGCAAGCTCTTCAAGATGGTGAACCCATCTGGAAGCTTGCGAGCGAATTGGATCAGGGGGATCAAATTTTGACTCTAGACCCACACGCTCCGTATGGTAGAGTGATAGAGATTATTGATCAACCAACTGAAGATTGTTATGACTTTGAGATTGGTCATGAAAATCATCGTTATTGGGGCGATGGAATCAGCAGTCACAACTCTGGAAAATCCTTTCTTGCATCAGGCAACATTATCTCAAATGCCCAAAAGAAAGATGTGTTTGTGGTGTTGATTGACACTGAGAATGCACTTGATGAAAGTTGGCTCAAAGCGTTGGACGTTGATACTAGTGAGGAAAAGCTGCTCAAGGCTAACATGGCCATGGTTGACGACGTAGCCAAACTTATCAGTGACTTTATGAAGGATTACAAAGCTCGTTATGGGATATTACCTGAAGATGAACGTCCTAGAGTATTGTTTGTGATAGACAGCTTGGGTATGTTGCTAACACCCACCGATGTCAATCAATTTGAAAGTGGTGATCTCAAGGGAGACATGGGTAGAAAACCACGGGCACTTGCAGCATTGGTCAGAAACTGCGTTAACATGTTTGGTGAATATGATGTGGGAATGGTTTGCACAAATCATAGTTATGCCAGTCAAGACATGTTTAACCCTGATCCTATCATCAATGGAGGCCAAGGACAAATCTACGCTTCAAGTATTGTGATTGCCACACGCAAGCTCAAGCTCAAGGAAGACGAAGAGGGCAACAAGATCAGTGAAGTACGTGGAATTAGAGCACAATGCCGTGTGATTAAAACACGTTACAACAAACCTTTTGAGACAGTTGAAGTCAAAATTCCATATGATCGTGGCATGGATCCCTACAGCGGGTTACATGATCTGTTTGTGCAAAAAGGATCGCTCACTAAAGAAGGCAACAAATGGTGCTACACTTGTGTGGATGGTTCTCAAATCAAACAATTTGAAAAAGCTTGGAATCGCAATGAGGATGGATGTCTAGATAGGATAATGGATGAATTCCATCAACGGTTTCATGATACACCAGTTGAGGTAACAGTAACTGATGAGTGATCACATGCGTATGTTGCGCAGTCAATTGGATGCCAGCGTCAATTTTGTTGAGCAGCAATTGACAGGATTTATTGAGAGCAGATATGTGAGGCGTGAGGATAGGTATTTTATTGCCTACCTCAGCAGCCAAACTGGGTGCAATCGTGGCTGTAGGATGTGTCATCTTACAGCCACCCGCCAAACACAATTCACCAATTGCGACCAGCAAGATTTCGTTGCTCAGTTGGAGACAGTGCTGAGTCATTATCATAGAGATACACCAGCAGTGGTGGCACATCTCAACTGGATGGCACGCGGAGAGCCCTTGAGCAATCCCACTCTCACAGAAACCAGCACTGAGCTATTGCTGAGATTGGGACAGATGTGCAGAGAGCATGATCTGTTGCCCAAGTTCAACATCAGCACCATCATGCCCATGACCATGCGCAAGAGACTGGTGGAAATGTTTCCCATCATAACTCCCACACTCTACTATAGCATCTACACTGTAGATGCTCAGTTTAGAGAAAAATGGTTGCCTGCTGCTATGAATGTTGATCATGCACTGGATCAGCTGTATGAATATCAGTATGTGAGCAAAAAAATCATCAAGTTCCATGGAGCGTTTATCCAGGGAGAAAATGATGACATTGCACAGGTGAGACGCATGTGTGAGGCTATCCAAAATCGAACCATCAGAGGCGAGTTCAATATTGTGCGATACAATCCCTTCAGCAGTGAACAGGGTAGGGAAAGCAACAATCTGGACACCATTGCCACAGTGATTGGTGAGTATATGCCCTGCAAGATCGTCAGTCGTGTGGGCACAGATGTAGCCGCAAGTTGCGGAACCTTCATCCAATCCTAGTTTAAATATGTCTTAAGATAAACCCAGAGGATCACCCATGGCCAAACCATCCAGTCAAACTGTCATGCTGATAAATGACGAACATGACACCCCCACCAAGTATCTCACCACTGTGCCCACCAAGGGCACCAAGAGTGGGAATAAATTACGTTTTCGCAAATATGACCCAGTTGTAAAAAAGCACTGTTGGTTTGTGCAAAAGAAACTTCCTTCACCAAAGTGAAGGAAGTAATTCATTTAGTCTTGATATAACACAAAACTCCATCTAATATACAATATTCCTTTGCTCACAAAAGTTGTGAGTAAATAGGATCAACTTTTCAACCAAGGAAATCATCATGGAAATTGATGCAAAAACAGTTGCTGACTTGTGGGAAACCGTCAAGGAATATGTGCCAGCCAACAAACGTGAAGAACTGGCCTTGAGCTTTTTGGAAGTGTTTGTGAACAATGACGTTGACATTGAACACATGGAAGATCTCAATGGAGTAGATGACAATCTGGACACTGCTCTTGCAGAAGTTTTTGGCGAAGAAATTGACGACGAAGAATAATTGGAGCGATCCACATGCAGTGGTATACCAGATGTAGAGACGACATGAGTTTGCTACCTGACATGTTGGAGTTCTTCAACAAAGAACTTGCAGACGCTCAAACAGAAACCAAAATCCGTGGCAGCCTTGAGAAGAATTCTCAAGACTTGCCTGGGATCGTCAGCCATAGATTCAATCAATTGCAGGAAATTGAAAGTGTTCTCAAGTTCCTCAATGTCAAATATGACAAAATGAGAAGCGACCACTATCGTCGTTATCTGGAACGCTACAACAGAGAGCTTTCTGATCGCAGTATTGAAAAATACATTGATGGTGAATCGGATATTGTGGACATGAACAACCTTATCAATGAGGTTGCTCTGGTTCGCAACAAATATCTGGGCATCATGAAAGGCCTGGATGCCAAGGGATTCAGCTTGGGCAATATCACAAGACTCAGGATTGCTGGCATGAATGACGCAGAATTGTAAACTACTGCGTCATCATTTGCAACCACACCCACTCTCCTGGGTCAAGTTCTATGCCACCCTTCCAACCATCCTCCACAAACTGATAATCAGTTAGTATCTCATCCAACAAGGATTTGTATTCCTGCAAATTGCATGTGTGCATCTTGATAACACTCAGTGTATATGGAGATCCCAGATGTGTGTGAAACCCCAGCCTGGCCTTCTCGATTAGAGCAGATTTGAGATTAAGCAGACAATAATCAATGGTACCTATTGTCCTGGTTGTATTGTCAAAATCCATGAAAATTTTTTGATCAGGAAACCACAAACAAGTTTTGTGAGACTGTATGTTCACACCATCATTCTCAACCACGTATAATCAGATTCTGACACTATTAGTTTTTGATCAGCTAGAGCTGGAAGGCCTTCAATTGAATAGGATTCAAATATCTGATCCAGCATAGAGATGTTATC